GCGATTGATGATGTCCTTGAGCTTCGTCCACCAATTCACGCCGCGCTTGCTGCGGGCAATGATCTTCTCAAAGGCAATGACCTGCGCTTCCTCGATCTGCACCTCGCCAGTCTTCTTGCTGTAGGCAGACTTGACGTAGTTGGTGATGTTCTCCTTCTTGTCATCCGGAATTGATTCCCAGAATGATTGGAATGCCGCTTGAAACTCGGGGTCGGAGTAGAGGAAGTGCCCGATTTCGTGGATGATGATGCTCTCCAAGTTGTCGGTCTTCTCAAGATAAGCGAGGTTGAGTTCAATTTCTCCGTTATCTACATAGTATCCAGCTTTGTTCTTGTTCTCCGGGTCGTTAATGATCTTGATGCGATCCGGGATTTTGCGACCGAAGAGTTTCTTCAACGCACTTTGCACTTGCTTGAGCGTGTATTGCTCCTCTGCTGGGACGGGCTGGACTTCTTCTGCTGCTGCCGCCTCACGCTTTTCCCTTACAGGCTTGATATCCTTTTGCTCAACCGTCTGCAATTCTCCCGTCCTCTCGTTGCGGATGGTGAAGTATTGTTCTCCAAGCTCCGCTTCTTGCGGGGTAGACTCAAGCACCTCTTCTACAACGTAGGTCTGGGGTGAGCGGCCCACTCTTACACGATTGCCTGCCGCGATGCCTGACGGTGCGGCGGGCGCTGCCTCTGCGGCGGTTTCCGGCGCTGGCGTTACTCCCTCCGCTGGCGCAGGTTGAGTTGGCTCCGCGCCTATCATTGGAGAAACTTGCGGTTCTTCTCTGATAGTAGGTTCGGGAGTTATTGTTTCCGATACTGCGGGGGTGGGCTGATAGATATACAGGTCGCCATCCTTTATGTAGCCATCAGGAAGCTCTATATTGTATTCCTCCACAACTGACGCAAGAACCGGATCGTTCGCCTCAAAAGAATCCTGAAAGCTTTCTTTATCAATTACAATTTTGGCGGGAAAAGATTTGGCTCCAATTCTTTGTAATGCCTGCGCTCTTGTTGATCCTTCTAAAATATATGGTCCCGCTGGATTTGAATCAACAACTACAATCAAGGGGTTTATTTCTTTTGACGCTTGTATCTGATCGGCAAGCTCTGCGATTCTTTCATCTCCGGCAACCGAATAGCTTTTTCCGGAAAGCTCAAATTCGGACATTTGCACCTCTCGCACATTAGGCAAAACCTCATAATCTGTTAGCGATGATTCAATTGATGCCTCGTTAGGTATTTCTTCTCTGACAATTCTACCATCAACAACATTAGTCGCTGTAGGGAACCTCTCATCTAAACTTGTTGTTTTTTGTTCGGGAGTTATGTCAGAAACTTGCACGCCTTCTTCGGAGACAACGGAAGGTTCCGTTATCGTTTCCGATACTGCGGGGGTGGGTTCTTTTACAATATTAATTTGATTTTGTGAAAACGGAATATATTGAGTGCTTGGATCGCCGTCCGATCCTAATTGCGCAGCAATCCCGTCAAATCCAACTTCTTTAAATACAGACTTTGCTTTTTCCCATCCACCAAATGGACTTGCTAATGCAAAAGTTGCGCCATTGTAATTTCTGAATCCATTTTCTTTAATTGCTCTTTCAAGATTGAATATTGCAGACTTGTCTCCTGTTGCTCTAACTTTTTCAGCTAATGCTTGAAATTCTTTTGAAGCAAAAAATTGCGGCATTTTTTCATATTGCGTAACTCCACCATACCAAACCCAAAGTGGTTTTTTAATATCAACTTCTGCTTTGTATACTTTCTTTCCTTTTGGGACTTTAATTCCGGCAAAGGCTTCATCTGCCCCAGCGGCATAGCTTGTTGCTATTCTTTCACTCGATGTAAAATATGGCCCCTTTCCAAAATCACTTTCCATTCCTTCGCCTTCATTCATTTGGAACTCTTGAATGCCATCCTTATCTCCACGATAAGCGATAATCTTTGGTTGCTCAACAGGCGCAACCTCTGGCGCGGGAGCT